GTGGATGAATTTCTCACACATCATGGCATCAAAGGTCAAAGATGGGGTGTTCGAAGGGAAAATCCTTCTGGCGGTTCCAGTAAGCCTACTCGGGCTGAAAAGAAGATTGCTAAATTGGATGCTGGTTGGGAAAAGAGTATTGGTCGTGCCAACCAAGCCAAACTGGACCCACGATTCCATAACGAATTGGTTGGTCGAATCAATCGAGCTGTAGATGATTTGAACAGCTCTGATAAATATCGCGATGTTGATCTGAGTACATATCATGGCGCATTAAAAGATCAGTATGAGAAAGATGCTCAAGCAGCTATTGTACGAGCCATGGAAGATGCAACTCGTTCATTCTATGGGCATAATTTGTCTGGAACAAAGCGTGCTGTGTACAATAGTAAAACTGATCAGATCGATATCGTTGATGTGCCAAAACCTCCTGTGTCGCACGCAGATACTCAAACAAGTATTCCTGATTTCACTATTCAACTGCATCGCAATTCTATTGGATTGATTGATTCAATTTCAATAGTGAGTGTAATGCAGCAATCAGCTTTGGAATTTACAACTGAATTTCTTTCTCACTTTGGTCGAAAAGGCATGAAGTGGGGTCAACATATTTTTACTAGAGACAAGGTTGTGGGTCCTACAAAAACCAAGGAACCGGTTTCTGAAGATCATGCTCATGTTTCTAGTATTGCTTCTAAAGCGAAGTCGAGTGGTGTGCAATCTTTGAGTAACAAGGATTTGCAAGATGCTATCAAGAGAATGAATCTTGAAAACGATTTCGCTCGGTTGTCTTCAGGTACGAAGAACAAGGGGGCAACATGGACAAAGAAGTTTCTACTCAACGTCGGTCAGCAACAAGCACAACAGGCTGCGAATCAAATCGCGGCTAAGCAAGTTGCCAAGTTCCTAGCTAAGGCCGCTGTACTAGGTTAGGAAGGAGGTTGGTGAGAGTGCTCTCGAACAAGGCAACTCCGATCTATTACGGTCGTTTTCGTGATGAAGTCCTTCGTGGCAACATTCCGGTAAACCGTGAAATTGCTATGGAGATGAACCGGATCGATGCGCTCATCGCCAACCCGAATTTCTATTACGACGACCAAGCTGTGGAAGGTTTTGTTCGTTATTGCGAAAACGAACTGACCCTGACCGACGGAGGTGATCTCTATCTGCTCGACTCATTCAAGCTATGGGCCGAGCAAATTTTTGGTTGGTACTACTACGTTGAACGTAGTGTTTACCAGCCATCTCCAGACAATCATGGTGGTCGTTATGTTACTAAGACAATTAAAAAACGGCTAACAACCAAACAATACTTGATTGTCGCTAGAGGTGCAGCTAAATCGATGTATGCGGAATGCATTCAAAGCTACTTCTTGAATGTAGATACATCGACTACGCACCAGATCACCACAGCACCGACAATGAAACAGGCCGACGAAGTTATGTCGCCGTTTCGAACAGCCATTACTCGAGCCCGAGGACCTCTCTTTCAGTTTCTGACTGAAGGATCGTTGCAGAATACGACCGGCTCAAGAGTCAATCGTGTCAAGCTTGCTTCAACGAAGAAGGGAATTGAAAACTTCCTGACTGGGTCTATTCTCGAGATTCGTCCCATGGCCATCAATAAGCTTCAGGGCTTACGGCCTAAAGTATCTACAGTGGACGAATGGTTGTCTGGAGACATTCGTGAGGACGTCGTTGGTGCAATTGAGCAAGGAGCGTCAAAGCACGACGACTATTTGATTGTTGCCATCAGCTCTGAAGGAACAGTTCGCAACGGTTCCGGTGACACAATCAAAATGGAACTAGCTAGTATTCTTAAAGGTGAATACTATGCACCTCACATCTCTATCTGGCACTACAAGTTGGATGATCTCGAAGAAGTTGCTGATCCTTCTAAGTGGGTTAAGGCCAATCCAAATCTTGGGAAGACAGTTTCATATGAAACTTATCAACTCGATGTAGAAAGAGCTGAAAAAGCACCAGCTTCGAGAAACGACATCCTTGCAAAGCGATTTGGCATTCCTATGGAAGGCTATACCTACTTCTTCACTTATGAAGAAACTATTGTACACAGGCCGCGAGAGTTCTGGCAAATGGCTTGTGCTCTTGGTGCAGACCTTTCAAAGGGCGATGACTTCTGTGCCTTTACTTTCTTATTCCCATTGCCCAACGGATCGTTCGGCATTAAGACCCGCAGCTACATTTCGAGCTTGACTCTGATGAAGTTGCCAGGGGCGATGCGTCAAAAGTACGAGACATTCATCAATGAAGGGAGCCTTCATGTGCTCGAGGGTACTGTCCTCGACATGATGGAAGTCTACGATGATCTGGATGCGTTTATCATTGCTTCGCAATATGACGTTCGGTGTTTCGGTTATGACCCCTATAACTCGAAACAGTTTGTCGAGCGTTATGAAGCAGAGAACGGGCCGTTCGGGATTGAGAAGGTAATTCAAGGTGCAAAGACTGAGTCTGTTCCTCTCGGTGAACTCAAGAAGTTGAGTGAAGAACGTATGCTCATCTTCGACGAGGAGTTGATGTCTTTCACAATGGGTAACGCCATTACAATGGAAGACACCAATGGAAACCGAAAGCTTCTTAAGAAGCGTCAGGAAGAGAAGATCGACAACGTCTCTGCCCTTTTAGATGCATATGTTGCTTACAAGGCAAACAAGGAGGCATTTGAATGACGATAAATAGTCACGACAAGCCTCCTGAGCTGGAGGTATTCCGAGAGGAGGTGAATAGTGGCGGTTCTGTCAAGAATTAAAAGTGCATGGAATGCATTCACTAATAGCGAAGCAGAAGCAGAGCAAGTAGCTTCTTTCGATTATGGTGGTGGATACACGTATCGACCAGATCGGCCTCGTATTCGTCTCTCAAACGAACGCTCAATCATCTCCTCGATTTATACTCGTGTCGGAATCGATGTAGCAGCAGCTATAATTCGACATACTCGACATGATGAAACCGATCGCTATCTTGAAGACATCGACAGTGGACTTCAGTATTGTTTGAAACAAGAGCCCAACATGGATCAAGGTCCTAGGGCATTCAGGCAGGACATTGTTCTTACAATGTTTGATAGTGGTTGTGCTGCCATCGTTCCAGTAGACACAACGTTGGATCCATCAGTTAGTGGTGGCTACGACATTAAGACTATGCGTGTTGGTAATGTCACTCAGTGGTATCCACAGCATGTCAAAGTCAGTCTCTGGAATGAAGTCAAAGGTAAGCGTCAAGAGGTAACTCTCGCCAAATCATTCGTTGCTATTGCTGAGAATCCGCTATATTCTGTAATGAATGAGCCTAACTCAACTTTGCAACGATTGATTCGAAAACTTAATCTGCTTGACAGTGTGGATGAAGCATCCGCCTCTGGAAAGCTTGACTTGATCATTCAGTTGCCATATGTGATTAAGTCTGAAGCTCGAAAGCAACAAGCAGAACAGCGTCGATCTGATCTAGAGTTCCAGCTTAAGGGGAGTCGGTATGGTATTGCCTATGCTGACGGAACCGAAAAGATCACGCAGCTTAACCGACCTGCTGAGAACAATCTTTTGAAGCAGATTGAATACTTGACTGCTCAGTTATATTCTCAGTTAGGTCTGACGCCTGAAGTAATGAATGGAACCGCAGACGAAAAGACTATGTTGAACTATTACAATCGAACCATCGAGCCTATTCTTGATGCGATTGTGGAGGCAATGCGTAGATCTTTCCTCACAAAGACTGCACGATCTCAGGGTCAATCCATCGATTACTTCCGCGATCCGTTCAAGTTTGTTCCGCTCAGTGAAATCGCTGAAATTGCGGATAAGTTTACTCGTAACGAAATTCTTTCGTCTAACGAGATTCGTCAGGGTATTGGTTTCAAGCCTTCTAAGGATCCGAAAGCAGATCAGCTTGTGAACAGCAACATGCCGCAAGCTGTTACTGGTGTGGCTCCGGCGGATACTGGAACCAATCCTCCTCCAGATGCAGCTCCAGATGGTACATCAGTCGATCTGGCAGCTCAAGATGCAGCAGCCGCAGCTGATGAGAGAAATCTTGATCAGCAGATGGCGGATTTGGGGATCTCATGACCAATCCGAGATACGATCCCCAGAAGGCTCACGACTACTACGAAAGGCATAAGCATTTAAAGGGTCGTCAACCTGGTGCTGCTGAGGCAACGCTCAAAAGAGTTGGTGCAACTCGAGTTTCCTCGGCTGTTAATAGAAAGCCAGTAACAGCCAGTGAGGCTAAATCCCGAGCACAAGCTCGAGTAGTTCGCCTAACCGCCAAAGTTCACTCATTGACGAAAGCTTTGCAGGAAGCTGAAGATGCTCTTCGTGCCAAACGGAAGGAAGCACAGCAGAATTCCGACGGCAAGACCACTGCTAAAGAACGAGCAGCTTCTAAGAAGTATCG